ATGTAACCTAAATATTTACGTCTTGCTCCCTTTGGATCCTTCATCTTATTTGTCACCTCGATTACTTGTCATTATTGCCAACATTGTGGCTTTTAAAAAAGCTTGCAAACATTGACACTGTTGCTATTAACCACGGGAGCATATCGGTGGCAAACCTATCTGTTCCAAATATTATATTTAGGCTTTCGACAACCATACTGCCGAAAATCCAATTAAGTACCAAACCGCCAAAATAACTAACTATAAATATAAAAGTTGGCTCCAATAAAAATACGGCAATTAAAGAAATTGCTATCATTATTGTTTGAAATTTTTTCATTATTTTTCCTCCTTTATCTCTGTCAGGTTAAAATATTTGACTTCACACTGTTTGGCAGAAGTCAAGCATGGTCTTATAACATTATGAATAATTTGTTTGCCGAGGGTGGCATCAATAAGGGCTTTGGTTGGCTTTATTCCCTTACACATAAAGGACGGATTAATCCAGATCCATGTTTCAGAACCTATACAATAAGAAACATCATACAATGTATCTCGCAATACTTTGATATCAGATGCTTGTTCTTTTGCATAAATCTCAAGCTGTTCTTTAGCACGCTTTCTACTGTTGCAATAAATTGCATTAATCTGCAAAGCCGCATATTTTGACGAAAAATTTTGTCCACTAAAAGCACAATTACTTTCGTCACAAGTGTAACAATCCTTCATTTGTCTTCCTCCATTACAATATATAAACCTCGATATTGATACGTCCCGACATCAAAAAGCTTTGAGGTACGAACGCTCTATCCCAATAGTAAAAGTCAATAACGTTACTCGACATACCGCCTGTATCGTCAACACGGTAAGTACCCGTAACGCCAGCTCCCTCAATGTAAAGTAAGGTACCGCTCGGAAAATAATTAGACGCCACACTATAGCCCGTCTCAAGCGTTCGCCCAGATGAGCCATATGGTGGCGTCGAGTATCCCATATCTGTAGCACAATACCAAGTGCCCTCAAACGTTCCAATATAATTATTCGGCTGTTCAACAATGATTTCTGGTTCGCAAGGTTCATTCATTATATCTTCGGCAATATTATCAATAACAATATCTTCTTCCTCTACGATAAATATATCGGACATTCTTACAATGGTATCTGAAGCCATAATCATTTTATTAATATGTAAATGACCGACTAAAGCTCGAGCCGAAGTGATGTGGCAATCAATTTCATTTTGCCTCCCAACTTCGGTTCCGTTACTATTAATGATTCTCTTTTCTATGGGTGTACCATGCGCGTCGGCTAGTAATATTGTAAACTCGAATATAAACAGCAATATAACAAGTATTTTTAGCATTAAAAAAATATAATTTACCTTTTCTTGTTTGATAAAACCACCTCGTTTATAAGTACATATTCTTGATTGGGTTGCCATCATTATCATAGTCGTCTATAAAATCGTTTATATCAATTTGTTTATACCCTATGACTGCCATATCGCACAGCTCTTCTACCCCAAAATCACATCCAACTATGTAATCCATGATTTTATCTTTTGCGCACTCTTCGCACAGCTCTTCTTTCTGGTCTTCGTCTTCGTCACCTACGATGTATAACTCATCTACATCACGACCGCACTTGTCACACATTAATGCAAGATAATTATACTGCGGCAAGCCGTCATAACAGTTTCTTATTTCCTTTGCCATTTTTACCTCTTATAAATTTACGTCTTTTCCGTTCTTCTACAAGTTCTTTATAATAGTTGTCGGTCTTTACTACGCTATGAATACGTGGTCTAAGAAAATGGAATTCGATTTCTGTATCAATTGGTTTGTCTAAGATTATTGCGCTCCATTCATGACCTCTTACTTGTTCTTTTATAGATTTTACAATGTATATTGAAAACACTTCATTTGCAAAATAAAATTCATTGCTATAAATATCGCGTCGTTTTGAAGTAAATTTCATACAAGCCTGAAACTTATCTTCCCATTCTTTTATATTATCAGTTACTACTAAAACACCAATCATTTAATTTTCACTCCCTATAATCATCATAAATTTCGATGTAATATTCGCCAGTTTTTTATACTCTTTTTTATACTCTTTACCAATAATTATTTCTACATCACATCTTGAGTCGGCACAAATGTCCTCAAGAAACTGTATAGGATCATTGACCTCAATTGTTCCTATTGAATAGTTACCATTGGTGCCAATTGGATTAGTAACAAGATGGTATTTATTAATTCTTGGATATTTTTCTGCTATTTTTCTTATATTATATGTCGATGTACAACATAAATTATATCGCATTTAATCACTCTCCTCACATTGTTTCTTTTTAATTTTCATACCGTCTCCTATGTACTGATTATTCAGATATCTCATACATTCAAGGATAGCTGTTTCTTCATCCCCACAACGTATTTCACTTTCATCGTCGTCAAGCTGTATAAATGTATAATAGCTATCATCTCCACAGTCATAATCGTCATCATAATCATAATGACGACTATAGTAATCTACATCTGGACAATATTTTACAAGCAGTTTAGCCAGTTGCTTTACAGGTAATTGCCGCAATTTTTGATGATTGGTCATTTACAATCCCTCCTCATGCAAATTCAACCTCCTGCATAAGTTTTATTTCTTTATCTGTCATACCCCATGTGTATAGAACTTCCTCAGGCGCATAATATACTACATACCCTTTATCATATATTTGCTGTATCTTATATACCTTGTCTCGATATCCTATACGATTAGTAGCACCTAAATTTAGGTAGCGTTCACATAAGGCGTCAAATACCTTGCAATATACCTTCATAAACTTACCTCCTTTTTAAGACAGCCATTTTCTATATTTCCTATCTTGTTTACGTTTACTCTTCCTTATTCGATTGTATATAAAGTTCTCATAATACTCAAACTGCATAGCCTTTGCATAGCAATATAGCCATGTTGCAAAAAAGGTTGAAATCACTATTATACTTACTATAGTTTTGACATGATGTAAGCCGTATTCGTCATAGAAATGTACCATAATTGGTGTTGTCAGAACAGTGACACAGAAAGAGATAATACTAGCAATCGCTGATGTTGTCATTCGTGTTTTACACCATTGTTTAGAATACTTCGCCACTTTAATTTCTTTCATTAATGTTTCCTCATTAATCCCTTTGCTTCCAACAGAGCAATCTGAGCATTTAAAAGTTCAACTTTTTGTTCCAAGGACGAAATGTATTTCTGTAAATAATTAATTCTGCCTAGACAATGTTCATAATCTGCATTGATACAATAAACCTCTTGGCTCAAATCATTTAAAGAATAAAACCCCGCTTGATCATCATAATGTTCTGGTAGATCGATAGCATCTTCGGGAATAGGTCTGCCATTTTTTACTGCATCTTCAATAGCTTTGTAGTATGCCATTGTTTATTCCACCTTTCACTTTGTCTTTTGCCTGTTCAGAAGGAATGTATCATTTGTAATATTCCCTACCCTTTTGAAAATAGTTGTATATTTCAGACTGCAAATAATGATTTATCTCGGATATAAAAATGTCCGTAGTTATTCTATCGTTTATTTTATATTTATCCCTAATAACTGTCCATAATGGTAAGTCAGAATAATCAAACTTATGGGTACTTACATAATAAACATCAATAATATGATCTATAATTTCTTTGTAGGGTATAATAGCATTCGTAACTTGTAATTCATCTATCGGTGTCAAACCATATCCAATATTGTAATCATAATAAACAATTGGTATGGCATTTATATATTGACATACAACAAAGTCTTCATTAAAAGCACATATGCCACTTGCTGTTAAATTAACCTGAGTAGTCCAAAGCAATCCTTGTAGCTCCCAATTAGTTATAGGCTTGTTTACTTCTATACATCTATTAATAATATATTTAGCTAATTCCTTAACATTAAATATTGTAGGTGTTTCACTTATCACTTATAATACCTCCGTTATAAAGTATTCATATATAAGTATGTTTATATCCATTACATAAATTATAGTTAGTGTACAAAACAATACTAAACCAATAAAGCTTATTGCCAGCACTATCTCCATTGCAGTTAATAAGATGTTATCTATATGCTCTTTAAATTTAATTATTCTATTCATCTGTTCGTAATCCCAAATCATCAAGTGTTACAGGTGTATAGTTGTGGAGCATACAGCCTACATTAGCACACTTATAAGGAAAACCTCTATCTTGCATTAATTTTGTATATACTGAAAAAGGTCTGCTATCTCTAGCATCATGAATATGCCCATACAAATGAATATAACCGTAGTCAGCATTTATCCAATGTGCTATAGGATAATGACAAAGTACAACGTGTTCTTTGCCATCCTTAATAACGGCATAATCTTTAATCCAGACAAAATGCTTTTCCATTTCCCTATTCACCCGATCATGATTACCCTTGATTAAATATTTGAAACCATTTAATCTCGGAAGAACTATTGGTATTTCTGCGTTGTTCCAAAACATATCCCCCAGAACATACACGCTGTCATTTTTGCCGACAACACTATTCCAATTTGAGATGATAGTTTCGGTCATTTCTTCAAGGCTGAAGAATGGTCTATTATCAAATGCAAGTATATTTTTGTGACCTATGTGCAGATCTGATATATAGAATTTCTTAGGTATTGACATTTTTATTTCATCTCCTTTTGAATAGAGTTAATCTGTATTTAATTTCAATTCTGTTAATAATATCATATAGCGCATACCTTTTTATTATTTCTTTAATAGTTTGTAATCAAGACCTCTATATCTTTTGTCTTGTCTTTTTTCTGATAATTACAGTTTCCGTAAGTGGTGTTTAGATAATGGATTTTATAATCATGATTTTCTGCCCAATTCTTTAATGTCGGGTTTGTTTTTAGATTATTCGATAATGCCCATTTCACATTTGAAACCGCAAGCATATCTCTCAAATCTTCCTCGTCGGTATTAGTCCATCCACCATTTTCATTATAGGTTGCCGTGGAATTAAAGTACGGAGGATCACAATACAGAAAATCATTTTCGCCAAACGCTACGCCGATGAACTCACGAAAATCAGCATTGGTAAACTTGCAGTCTTTATTGCTGATTGTTTCCGAAAACTCTACAAACCTTTCTCTTAATGTAGGGTTAAAGCTACTTCTGTCTTTCCCAAACGGCATGTTAAATTCGCCTTTTGAATTAAAACGAATTTGGTTGTTAAAGGCGTAACAAATTAGCACATATAAAATAACGGGCTGTTTAAATTCCGATTCATTAAACTGGTTGCGGAGTTTCAAATACCCTTCGCTGTTAATCTTTGACAAATCATATTGCTCAACTATCTTATCTATTTCACTAAGAATTTTGTCGGTCTTATTTCTATGTATGTATTCAAGTATTTGCACTACAGGTAAATTCAAATCATTATAAATAACCTCTTTCGCAGGAACATTAATTCCAACATTAAACCCACCGCCAAACAAATCAACGAAAGTGTCAATATTTTTCGGGAACAATGGTAATATCTGTGGTAGAAGCTTGTATTTGCCACCTACATAATTGAGTGGCGATTTTATGTATTCTGACTTTATCAGTATCATCTCCTAAATAAAATTTCTCTTTTATTCAGATTTTAAGTGTCTAAAAGTGCGTATTTACGTTGTTTTAGGATATGCCAAAGTAGCGTATTTTCATTAACTTGTAATTTAAAAAAATTACTTTTCTTTATCTGTTTTAATAGTTCAGGATTGTCATAAATGTTGCCAACGATAAAAGAGACACGTTCGCCATAGCAAGATTCGACCTGAGGAATATCTTGCAGTAGATTATGACTCGCTTTTTTCACCTGCTTTCTCAGTTAAAATTATTTTGAACATATTGTCAACAGAAGTAAGAAGATCATACCTCTTATTCATTGGAGCAGTTGAGCTTCTAGCAAATTGGTGATTAACCATATCAATATAAAAAGTTGATGAACCATCATCACCCATGTAGAATTGTTCCCATTCAGACTCAGACATCAGTCTTTTTACTTCAAGCTGCTCAATGGCAAGATTATCAAAACTTACTGTATTGAACTTTGTAAACAATACATCAAGATTATTGTAAAGCCATAGCTGATTATATTTAACAGTTGCGTATTTCTTAGTTAGGTACTCATTACCTCTACGAAGCTCTTTATAACCAAGTATAAGCATTTTTAGATTATTATTCTGCAACATAGCAACATCATCTTCTGTAAGTATTCCGTTGATAACATGAATTACAGCATTGGGATAACGTTTGGCCATTTTAATAAATTCTGTTGTCGGATTTACAAGGCTAACCCCTAAGCCATAAATCAGCTTTTCGTCAACTAAATATTTAATCAACTCCTGCTTCTGTTCAAAGTGCTTCTGATTAACTGTCATATTGGTAATAACCTTTTTATCTTTAAGCTTGCGAAGGAATGGAATTAAATCTGGGTGACTTGTAGCATCCCCACCACCAATTGCAACTTCTTGATATTCATGAAGCGTATCAATAAATTTCTGATTAAGAATATCTGCGTGACAGCCATTAAGTGTGCTTCCTTCATGACAGAACGGACAACCCATATCACAATAATTTGTAATTTTTATATCCATGTTTTCTGCATGATCTGGAATAAAAACATTATCGTCTGTCTTGCGAACCTTTGTACCATCGTCAAAAATCATAGTGGCATAGTTACCATTTTTATAAGCACCCAGTAATTTCATTTTATTCTCCTTTTATTTAATCATGTCCATAATAGCCAAAAGCAACAACTTTATCTCCAGATGGTGTTGTACAGTTATCCCAGAATGTTTCATACTCGAAATCATAGCCTTCAAAAAATTGATTATAAGTATAATATCTATCTTCGTCACAATCATGTTTCATGTCATAAACAGGAATTAACTTGTTCTCCCAACCATCAAATATAAGTTTTCCATGCTTCCACTGTTCAAATTCTGAACCTGTACAAAATGTAAACGAATGAACCGAGCTGCTGTTGGTTTCAAAAACATTCTGTCTTATTTGTAGTTTCATTTAATTCTTTAACCTCCTATTCCTGCAATTATTATTTTCTCTTATCGTACATTTTGTCCGACCATTCTTCAAACTTTTTCATTTCCTCTTCAGTCGGTTCGTCTTCCGGTCTGCCTTGATCGAAACCGAGAGTACAGCCGCTTTTAAAGCAACAGCCTGCTAGGTCGGCAGAACATTCCACATCACCGCCATATTCACGACATCCCCAAGTGCAATCCTGACAACACTTCATTACAGGGTCTATACATCGTGTTGGCAAGTCATGTATATTTTTTCTACTCATTTTCAATCTCCTTTGAAAAACTCTCTCGGTTCAAACCATTTATCTTCAATGATATTTCCTATTCCGACAACTAATCTATCTTCCTGTTTTACTCTAACATAATGACCTTTTATATCTTCCCATTTTGCAACGCCCACAACGTCCATAATTCTTGTAAGTGCTTCAAGTCCCTTTTCAGAACCTTCAAATGATGTTCCATTGAAAAAAGCTAAGTTATAACCGCCAAAACTAGCTCCCCAGCCTGAGCCTTTAAGAGTTATAGAAAAGGTAAGGCAACAAGGGTCGCCTATTCCCAGTGATACATCAGTTATTTTAGCGTTTTCATAAATAGTGTTAGTGTTGCTTTCTTCCGAAGGTATATTTTTTATTACAGGTTTAGACTCATTTTGTATGTACTCTGCAAGATATACACTGCACATACGGTGCTTATCGCTGGCACAAAGCGGACAGCCGTCACAATCTGTGGGGTCACTAGTACAATACTCCACCGCCTTTTCAAACTCCTCTTTCGTTATCATATTCTACCTCTTTCTATAAATAAAACTAAATTTTTATGTATTATGTATAAATAATTTTTCAACCACTTTAAATTGATTATTTTTGTTTCTGTCTAATGTTCTTGTAAATGGTCTTTCCCAAATACATTTAAAATCATCAGGTGCGTTTAATTCAGATATGAAAACCATATTGTCTTTACTAATTTCACGCATATGCTCCCAAAATTCTTCGGTATTAAATTTTCCAGACGTATAACCCGTTGTATTATCGTATGGAGGATCGGCATATACAATTGAACCTGCGGGGATAACAACATCTTTATAATCATTACAAGTGAATACAGCGTCCTGTAAATTAGCAAAGTCTTTTAATATACTACGCTTGCTTTGTGCCGCATAATTGGTACCCGTTTTGTTACGGGCATAACCGCCAAAGAATTTGCCACCAAAGGAACATCCAAATCCTACAAAACCAGTCAATGCTGGATTGTTGTCTTTATTATCTCTTATTGATTTGTACATATCTTCTGAAACAACTTCTGGCAATTCGTATCCGTCCTGCAACGCCTGCCATAGTGCGACCAAATATTTATGATTATCGTTACAAATGACACTTTTAAAATGCGGTGCCAGTTTTGACTCTACTGCGCAACTTCCACAAAACAAACTAACTAAATTACCGTAGTCTCCCTTACTCTCTCTCTCTCTCGATTGCTAACGCAATCGAGGCTGCTATTCGGCTCTTTCCGCCTTGATATCTCATCGATTATTACCTCCGAAATTTGCTTTGAAATTCTTGATTTACCACCTAAGTATTGAATTGCAATCACCTCGAAAAAAATAGCGCACCATTAAGGTACGCTATCATTACTTTATAGGTTGCTTCACAACATCACAGATATCTTGAAGCTTTTCTTTTTCATTTTTACTCTTATCATTAATTATATCATATACAACTTGACATATTGTTTTCACGCCTATACCTATTCCAATCTGGCGTGCTCGTTTGAGTTGTGTTGTATATGCCTCGATTATTTTGTCCTGCTCTTTTCTTTTCATATTTGTCCTTTTTATGTAACGGGGCTGAGCCCCGTCTTATCATTCATTACATCCGTCATCGTCGAAGTCGTCATAATCTTCGTCATATTCCTCGTCATCAAATAGTTCCTGTTCGTCACTAACTTCACCACATCCAACAAAATTGTTTGGTAAAGGCACATTAGAGTCTTCCAATGGAAGTTTTAATGTCTTCAACTTTTCGATCATTTCATCGACAACCTTGTTATATGTCACCCTTTCACTACAAGTGCGGAGACATATATCTCCCTTATTCTGACAAGGTGTGATTGAATCGAATTGGCATTTCTTTAACTTCATTGCACAATTCCTCCTTAAATAGAATTATTTTATTAGGTTTTTCAAATAGTATTGAAAAGTTCCTAATATGTAAATTGGTGTATAACGTTTATCTGGCATGAACACGATTTGCAACCCATACCTATGATTAAAACTATGCAATGATCCGAGATAACTTTTTGAATTATATTCAGACCTATAATTGCTATTCACCAAATCAAAGTAATTGGCATTCTCTATAAAAAGATATTTTGTCTTCGCCTTTGAGATTGCGAATTCTTCTTCAAAGCGCTTTCGTTCTTTTGTAAAATTAATCGCCAACTCATCCAAGCTTGCTTTGCGTTCTACATAAATCTGATTATCAAAATATAAATCCCTTGGTATAGCCAACTCTTGATTAGCCTTTATATAAAAGCTATAATCTCCGCAACTTAAAGCACGTCTCTCATATGCAATTTTATGCTTGTCAAAATACTCGGTTATATGATCGTTCTTCTTTTCTCTTGTATCTATAAGAACGACCATCATTTTCAAAAGTTCTTTTGCCTCTATATCATTGAATTTATAATCTTCAATAAGCGTCTAAATCACCACCTTTTTATATGAATTAATCCACCACTCCACGGTGCCTGGAATGGCTATATACTTGCCGTCATCAAATCGAGTTTTATTTTTCTTTTCAAATCTATCAATTTTAATTAAATCCTTTTCGGCAATTTTGTTGTATTCAAAGATTTTCTTCTTTAGTTTTGCCTGTGTAATCTGCCCCTTAGAAAGCGAATACATTGTAACCAACGGCGAATAACGTGTATTTACATCTAAAATATAAACCACTTTGTTGAGCTTTGGATTTACATAGTCAACATATCCCAAAAGTTCATACTCGGTATCCATCCTCTCTTTGAGCGTAAACTCACATGGAGTGACAAAATCTGCGGTCTCAATTATAAACTTATTTATGTCTACGTTTGAAAACTGCTTTGCCGTTTCCTTTCCTGCACATGCACTTGCAACTTTTAATTGCTGTTCATTTAGCTCTGCCTTTTTTAGCGTGCTTCGTTTTCTTAAAGAGTAATAATACTCGCAGGTCGCAAGTAGTTTCCCTACTTCTCCAAATTCTTTAAAGTAGTCAAGCTTAATTAATATGTCGATAGCGCCTCTTCCAATTTTCAATTCGTATAGGTCAACAAGAAGCTCGGCAAAGTTGACATACTTTTTATCTTTAAGAGTGTACAAGTTGTCGCCAATACCTTGACCTAATCCTTTAACCGACATTAACCCTTTATAAATTGAATTTGTATCACGGTCGCAGAAATATTTATCTTTTGACTTTCTAAATTTTATGCCACAGAGCTTAATACCTCTCTTGCGCACACAGTTTGTTATTGATATCGTCTTTTCAATATCGTCGTCGAATGCGTTGAGTTCCGCTGTTAGAAATTCTAACGGATAATAATGCCGCAGATATCCGCAAATATAACCTATCCATGAATATGGTTTTGCATGGTTTTCAGAGAAAAGATATTCCGAAGCATCCTTAATAACTTGTAGAAAGTTTACAATAAGTTCCTCGCTCTTTTCTTCGGTGGTGTTATATTTTTCTTTCATGGTTTTTATGAATCCTGCTTTGATATCTGGAATAAACTTTTCAGTACCTGTTTTCTTTGCAAAACCACGTCGAACAATATCGGCTTGACCCATTGAATAACCACAAAATCTATGAAGAAACTCTATAACTTGCTCTTGATAGACTAAGAACCCAAGCGTTGGATTCAACATTTCATTCAGTGCTTCATGACCATTATCATGGAATATTCCTTTAGCCAAATCATTTCTGTAAGATGCGCCCGCTGGTCTAATAGCTCCATTGCCAACAGAGAGCAAATCCATATACGTCATATTCGGGTTTACTTCTTTGATTCTTTTAATTGTTTCATCACTAAAAAGTTGTTTTAAATACCTAGAAGCCGACTCAGATTCCCATTGGAATATACAAGTTGTATCATCTCTGATATCTTTCCAAACCTCAATATCGTCTGGTGTATTGTTAGGGTTTAATCTTTCGATGTGTGCCAAATCGCAAGCTTCATTAATCGCGCCGATATTATCAAGTCTAAGCAAATCAAGCTTAACGAAGTTCAGCGATTCAACTTCTTTCATATTAATCTGTGATATAGGATATTCGTCGGTACTACTTGTAAAAGTTCCAAACCAATCATTAAGTGGAAATGGCGAAACCACAACACCTGCTGGATGATTTCCCACGGATACTATAGTGCCGCTAATCGACTCCGCCCATCTAAACAACTCTGGATATTCTTCTTTCAGTTTTTCATAATCGGTGTCAAGTCTTTTACATATGTCAGCCACTGTATCAAGCGGTATTTCTAAAGCACGACCTACATCACGGATTGCACCTTTTAAAGCCACGGTATTAAAAGTGATTATATCACAACAGAATAATTTTTCTTTGTTGTAGAGGTAATCTTTTACCTTTGGAATATCTTTCTCATAAAAGTCTGTGTCGATATCAGCCAAAGAAACACGTTCGACATTCATAAACCTTGAGAAGTTTAAATGCTCCTTTATACTATCAATATCGGTAATGTGTAAGCAATACGCAACGATACTTCCCGAAACGCTACCTCTTGCGGGACCATAACCGATGCCGATTTCACGACAATGACGTTTGTAGTCTTCGTCAAGCAACATAAAATCTATCGCATTATTATGTTTGAATGTTTCAATTTCTTCCTTAATTCTTTGAATGTACTCGTCATAGTTGTTATATTTATCAATACCACGTTCTTTGATGCCCTGATAAATTTTTTGTTTAAAAACCTTTTCGGGATCATCATATAAATCTGGATACTTATATCCCTTATCAAGAGCGAATGGTTCAATCATATCGGCGAGAACATTGGTGTTCTCAATGGCTTCAAGATAAACATTTGGCGGTAAAGCCCCCTGCTTTTCATAAGCTTCACATAACTCGTCGTATGATTTAAAAACGAGATCACACTGATCTTCGCTTTCAAAATGCACCTTTTTAGCCTTTTGTAATATAGCTCTACTTGCCGCATGCTCTTCGTCAATGCTGTGAGTATCAGTTCCCGCAATGAGCGGAACACCAATTGTTTTAGACAAAAACGCAAGTTCAACGTTGTAGTCGCATTGTTCCTCAAAGGGGTGGTGCTGTATTTCCAAAAAGCAACGGCTTTTATTATTCTTTAGAAACCCGATAAATCTATCACGTAAGTCTTCATTAGTGCCATGTAGAATACCACCAAGGCAAGCCGAAGTTACAATAATGTTGTTGCTCGTATTAATAAGCTCGTCCATTGTGATTCTTGGCTTAGAATAAAAGTGTCCGTCCTTTCTATTAAAGGAACTGGACACCAAAGCGTTTAATTCATTTTTGCCGTCAAAATTCTTAGCAATAAGAACAACATGATAATTGTCGTTAATTTTTTCTTCAATGCCTGCGGTAAGATAACATTCACAACCGTGGATATATTTCATGCCCGCTTCTTCGATTGAATTCTTTTTATGAACCCATTCAAAAACCGAGCCGTGTTCTGCAAATCCAAAAGCTTTCATGCCAAGTTCTTTCGCCCGATTTACATAATCAATATACTTTGTTGTGCTATCAATATTTGTTACGCCATTTGATAAATCAGAGTGAACATGAAACGGGGTATAATTCTTCAGAATAATTCCTCCTCATCAATCGTATAGCAAATGTTTCTAAAGCGACATAAATTGTTACAATAAAAATATTGTTCGTTCTTTTGAAATTTATCGGTATCATAAATATTATCTATGACATTCATAGCCCATTCACAAGACTCTTCATAGTCTTCTTTATTAAAATCTATGATATGTAAATCACCGCTTCGTATAAAGTTCCAACCGATCTTATCTGGATAACGATTGTATAACTTTTTTATCCCCATGCAATAAATGTATAGCTGCTTTTTGTAAAAGTCATAATCCTTAATTTTGGCTTTCTTGATACTACCATTTTTGTTTAGAGGACTTTCGGCAGTCTTATGGTCAAGAACAACCAGTCGGTCATCGTTGTCGATATATACGAGGTCGATAAAGCCTATAAATTTTTTGCCATGAAAATCACAATCAATCTTTTTTTCAACGCCAACGACACGTTTTATAGGGAACATTTGTTTGCTGAAATTAGAAAAGTATAAAATACCGATTTGATACAGTTTTTCGGCTCTTTCCTCATCTCGTGAGCCGTTTAGTATAACGGATTTGCGGAAAAGTACCTCAAACTGATTTTTCATATTTTCAACAGAACACTTACCTGTAAAGAAGTTTTCAAGGACTTTATGACAAACTGTGCCAAATTGCCCATAAATATTCTCAATACCTTCTTCGGCGTCAAGATATTTTAATCTCCACTCAAATGGGCATTGAGTGAATGTTTTTAAATTGCTAAAGCTCCAGTTTAAATCATCAAGAATAAAATCATATCCGTTCAATCAATCACCCTTTCTCTACTGCTATATAGTTCTTCCCATACTTGCAAGCCATTGTCTATCGGGGATTTCTTTTCACTAGGATCACCAAGCAATTTTTTTGTGTCATTGATATAATAAAGATTAGTAAATCGTGACAACAACTTCATGTTGTCATTATAATAATCCTCAAGTTTTTTATCTTTATCAAAAGCAATAACCACATCACAATGAAATCCTAATATCAATTTGATCTGTTCGTATGTTAATGCCGAAGTTTCTGCGGCGACTTGATTTCGCATTCCTAGTTGAAATGCTTTCATACAGGATTTAATGCCCTCAAATATAATCATCTCGCCTTTTTCTTTTACATACTTTTGTGCCTTATTTAATTCCTGCAAATAGTCCATACAGCCAACTTTATAGTAATTAATATACTTCGGAATATTTAATTTTTTATATTCCTCATAAATTGTGCGACCCTTTACGTTTATGAGGTTGCCATGCAAATCGTATACTGGATAAACAATCCTATCACGCAATGTATCATATCGAATGTTATACGCATCAATTGTTTTTGAATTTATACCCTCTTCCTCCCATAGTTTAATTGGGCGTTTATCGTACTGATTATAAACGTCCATGTCAAGTATGGGATGGACAAATGGTTTCGCACGTTTGATTGGTTTGTATTCTTTAAATACTTTAATTGTGTCAGAGACTTGTTGTCTCACAACAGAAATATTACCAAAGTCGGCCGCCATGTCTACTGCGGTTTGATATGAAGTCTTATGAAACATTTGAATAAAGGCGATAAGATCGCCAGATGCATGGCAGCCGAAGCAGTGATAACGGTTTTTAGTTGTGTCAATTTTAAACGAAGGTGTCTTTTCATCATGAAAAGGACATAACCCCACAAGCGTTGTGCCGACTTGCTTAAGATCTATGTATTGTTTTATATAATCCTCTATCCGTATATTTGACTTTATATTTGCAATAGTTTCAGGACTTATATCTTTCTTCATAATTTCCTCTATTAAAACGGTTCTATAGCTGTGGCATGCTGTTTTTCTGTTTCGTCTATACGCATCTTTGAACCGTCAAACACAAAGTCTATATATTCGCTGTCGTCCATTTGCTCGCCAAGTCTGTTTAAAGATATGTTGAGCCTGTAGTTTCCACACTCTTCACCGTCCATGATAATTTCATCACTTGTTTTATTACGCCATGACATACTTACCGAAGCGTATCTTTCAAGTTTATCGGAATCGGCAACTTGGTTCTGCCTATTTAACTGACAGGCCGCAAGAACGGCTAACTCCAAAACTCCCGCAACTTCATTTTTCAAGAAATCGCAACGACCGCCTAGTTCGTTATACAGTGCTGACGAGTCAAGTGTGTTGCCTTTCATATAATCAAAAATTACAAATTGTAAGCCAATTTTATATTTAAGGATATTACATATTGCATAGATTTCTTCATTGGTAAACTGCGGATTATAAATATGCACAAATGGCTGTTCCTGTATCCAAGATTTTGCCTCTTCTATCTTGGCACTTTCCTCTTCATTGTAAAGCCCACTTTTAACTTTCTTTAATTCTACACCTGAAATGTTAGCTATCATTCGTTCTAGGAATAGTCTGTCTGCCATCTCCGTATCAAAATACACAGTTGGGATTCCCATTCTTAACTTGTGAATTGCCTCATTCATCATAAAACAACTTTTGCCCATTTTCATTCTCGCCTTTAGCAAAACCAATTCCGTTGTCTCATAGGTGAAATAATTATTGATAGTAGGAAATTTTGACGGCAATCCGAACATACCATTGTCTGTACGTCTTTGGAGCACCTCATCCCACAATTCTCCAATCTTATCACCAAAGATTTCAACCGAGTTTGTTGCCAAAAACTTCTCAGTAATATCGCCGATGGACTTATATACCTTATTATTAAGTTGTTCTAAGTCTATTTCGTCATTGTAACATTCCCCAGATAATTTAGATAACAGTCCGTGAAGTTCACGTTTAAAGGCAAACTCCATTACTTTATTAACAAGCATATTGTATTCCGAAGAAGACGATCGTGATATTGTAGAACTCAGTTCAATAAATTCTTGCATATCTTTTACGTTAAATTTTTCGGTCATACGTTTAACTGCCTGATTGGTATTAATCATACTCTCAATATTAAAGGCATCTATCTTGTCAACACCCTTTTTATAAAGCTCCTGAATAGCCCAATAAATACATCCGTTTTCTTTATTGTAAAAATGATTTGGCTTCAAATGGTCGCTTTGCATAATAAATTCGGGGTGATGTACAAGTGTGGCAACAATACCACTTTCTGCTTCTTTGTCATAAAGAGCTGTTCTAATACTGCATACCCCCTTTACTTAAGAATTTTATTAAAGCCTTTTTTATTTGGCGGCTTTGATTTAAAGGTGGTAGATGATGTCGAGATATTATCATAAGGCAATTTTATAGAAACAGAATTTTTCTCATCTTTATATCTATCATACGCTTCCTTGAATCTTCTATCGTTAATCAGATAGTGTAAACCATAAGGTGATTTTATATTCTTTATTTTCATCTTGAGGTTATATTGTAAAGCAAATAATAGATATCCGCTGTCAACGTTCTTATCAAATACTATATTATTAATTGCCCCACGCAACTGTTTAACAACAACAGAGGGATCTATTATTTCAATATAGAGCTTAATAATTTTGTTTATATTTTCTCGTTCGGCAAAACATTCTCTATGATAATATAGCCCTTTGCTCAATATCATTTTGTTGGCTGGAAGTTTTTTATCTGCAAATTTACAGTGAGCATATCTGCAACAATAAACTTTCTCTTTCATTATTTTTCAACACCAGATTCAAGTAAATACGTTGCCTCTAAATCGGCTTCATGTAATGCTACGACAATAGGGTAATATTCCATAGCTTTACCCAGAGCATTATAGTTTTCTTTTGGTTCCGAAAAACCCATATGCCAACGTATTGCATATTTTTCTTCCGCTGTCAACTTCATAAACTCCATAATCATCATTACCGACTTTTCACCGTGTCCATAAGGGTTCTTGTCGTCGATAATATAAAACGGATATTTCTCCCATACACCATCTTCATTTTTACGGTTGCGCATTTCAACAGCATAGAAATTCGCCTTACAAATATCGTGGAGCAAGGATACAATAATTATAGTATCTTCTCTCGATAGCGTAGATTTCCAAGTCTCTGTTTGGCTTTTTGTCTCCAACATTTTGTATACATTCATAGAATGCTGTAGCAGACCGCCTGGGCACGAGGAATGAAATCTTGTGCTTGCAGGCGCAGAAAAGAAATCTGTCTTGAGTTTAAGATAAGCGATCAGTTTATCTATTCCCTCTCTATGGGTCGATAAAAGCAAACTTTCAAACTCTTGTGCAAGCTCATTATTTATTATTTCTGCCATTTTATTACCTCCTAAAAAAGAAATCAGGTAGTCTAAATTAATAGACTACCTGTAGTAATGATTATTTGATTAGAATGGGAGGTCGTCCTCATCGATCTCTTGTGGCTTATCAGCCTGCTTAGATTTATTGACAGTCTTGTCGGTAGTGTTATTGTTATTACTCTTCGTTCCGTGTTCTAAAATGTCGAAATCAAAAGTTGTAATCTGCATCCACCATTTTGAATTGCCTTCCTTATCTTTATAGGAACGATTAGTAAGCTTTGCCTTATTGATATGAATTCTCTGACGGTCTTTTAACTGCTTTGCTTTTTCAAGAGCACCACCAAGAAAAACAATGTTCCATGACGAGTTTATGTAATCACCATTCTGGTTTTTCTCGGAAGTCGAGTATCTTGCCCTAACTACCTTTTCTTCAACTTTTGGCTCGAAAACTGTTCCATAAGATTCTGTAATAAAAATCATTTGCTAACACTCCTTTATAAAATGTGTTTATTTATAGACAAATGTGTAATATTATACACATTGTTCTAACCAATAAATTTTATTAAATTTCCAAAGTAATCTGCATTTTCGTGCATTTACTTTCTTGCAATGTTTAGTTTTTGATTGAAAATTTAAAACCAATTGTTCTGGATATAAAGCAGTAACGTATCCTGTATGAGTTTCTCCGTTTTTATATGTATAAGAAACTAAATCTCTATGCCTAATTCCTAACAAATTATTAGTTTTCGCCTTTGATTTCCTTCTCATTGGTTTAATAATCCATTCTTTCACATCACAATTATCAGGAATACAATCTGTAACACATATGGCATCATTGCCGTGGGATTTTTCCATATTCCATTCAATACGTTTATTAGCAGTTTCACCACCATTGGTCAGATGTAATGAACCCAATTCAGAAATCTTTTCTCTTAAATAAGTTTTCCCCTGCATCACATGCATTGCATAATCAAATCTTTTTGGTTTAGATTTAATCATATTAAAATACCTGTCTTCAAAATCCCGTTCCCTGCCTTCTGTTTTCTGATGGCAGCCAGAGCAAAGTGTAATCAGATTTCCAATGGTATCTGCTCCACCATATTTTCTTGCCCTGATATGGTGTACTTCTAATACACAATTGGATTTTCCGCATTCTTGACATCTGCATTCATCTCTCAGGATAGTCGCTTTTCTTAAATTTTCATCCAAACGGTTAGATTTCTGATACTGCCATCTATAAGGTTTATAATCATCTGTCAATGCACGAATATCTATGCAAACATCTTCAAGATGATATTCCTGAATATTAACCCACTTATTAAGCTGATATAATACCCTTAAAATAGCGTCTTTCTTTTGTTTGATACTTGGCGCTAATCTACAAGTTCTTTTAGAAGATGAACGGTTATTAAATCTGGCTTGCCTGTATCTTTTATGATAACGATGATAACGTCTATGTCCACGTCTTACATCCATGAGATGCTTTACATCCTGGCGTTGCTCAATTGTTCCTTTAAAAACCACTTTGTTTTTGGTAGGACATTTCTGAACAATGGCGAGACCAACATGAGCGGAGCCGTCATCTATGCCGCAAACTATATGACTTTCATCGTCTTCATCAGATTTAACTTCTTTTTCTAATTGTATCACCATAGGATATTTGCTTTTTAATTTAGCTCTGCTCTTTCTGACCAGATACCAGCCCTTATTCACTTTTGTCGGTGTTAATGGCCGATTGTTTTTATCAACCACAAAACAATATTCAATTCTATTTTCCATCTCTGGATACCTTCCTTTCGGAGTAATTTTCGTCTTGCCAATGTCGGAGAGGGTATATGTGTTTCTCTGTTATCTATGCAGGACATTAGCATAGTTTCTTGATTGGCACTCACAGAGCTTCAGACTGACGAGCACATCTGAAGGTGTGTCTTTAACCTTTTCTCTAACGCAGTTCGTATCTGCAACATATCTTTCGATAACAGCAGTCACTGAGGCTTGAAACCTGTTGCTAAGCAAGTGTGAACAAGAAATGTAATCATACATTTGTCCACTTATTTACACTTTTGTCTATAAAATAAACCGCTTAACAATTAGTCCTTTTAAGTTTTTCAAGTTCGTTATGTAAAGCCTCAGACTCTTCTATTGATTTTATGTGATTTGGATTACCTGAAGCAATAAACTTTCTAACCGTATCACCGACCATGGTTTTTAATTCGCCGCTCTGCTTGCTGATATTGCATGCAAGCTCAAAATTTGCTCGGTTCATATCGTTAAGCTGGTTTGTAGCTTCTGGCAAATCCTCACCCTCATATAGATAAAGTCCAAGTCCATGTCTACCACAAGCCTTAGTAATAGAACGTTGTACAGCCTTATTTGCATCTGTAGATTTAATATTCTCAGCCTCTATCGCTTTGTTTCTATGATCCATAATAGGAAGTCTTTCGATTGCCTCAATTCCGTTAATTGTTACGCCTGTTTTTACCCAGCCCGTTTTGCCGTCATCGAACCAAAATCTGCCATCAGGATTTTCATATACGCAATATGTAGCATCGGGAAATTTCTTTTTAACCTCTGCCCAAGCACTTGCCCATGACAAATACGAAAGACCGTTCTTATCTGAGACTTTACTAGACACGTCAATGTCATATAAAGTCTTAAAATAATTAGTCTTTCTTACGGGCCTTTTCTCAACCGGTACCGGTGTTTCAACTTTTACTATTTCATCACTCAATATCGTTCTCTTCCTTTCGTTTTAGTTTCCATAAGGGGTGCAAAATTTCTTTTTGCACAAAATAAAAAAGCGACGCAAACCACGTTAATTCACGGTTTACATCGCTATTTTGTTATGTTTGTTGTGTGACATTTTATTTTTTACCTATGAATATCTTCTTCCATTGTAGATAGGCATTATAGATAATTTTGGGCGTCCCAATTTTGAAATTAAATTCTTCTTCAAACAGTGCTTTTAATTGGCTATTTTTGAGAAATTTCATACTCTGAACATTCTGCTCATACTGCCAAAACTTATAAAATAGAGCCGAACGTTTTAGACTTAGCACACTGAAATCTTTTTGAATTATATAATTACAATGACTGCTGAGATTCGGATATGATAACTTCTTGCAAGACTTCATAACGAAACTATCATCTACCCTATCATCACCTGGTTTTGGACGTCCAACATTTTTTCTTTTAATAAGATATTTTGAAGAACAAATATCGTAAACAAAATTGTTCTGCAATACCCGCTTATCTTGAAAACTTAATTCACATAACTCAAAAAAGCTCTCTGGATATTCATTAAAAGTAATCCCGTCAACGTAAATAACTTTGTTTTTTACATCAACATTTGCAACTTCAATGATTGGAATATATTCTTCTGGCATGCCTAAATAAATTAGCAGTACGACAAGCATCTCATAAATATACGTTTCTTTAATGTAACTGTCTGACATTAAATATTCATATAAGTCTTCATAGCTTGCAAAAAATTTTTCAAAAAACTTTTGTTCAACATCCATCATATTATAACGGATTGATATAAATTCATCCATATAAGGATAGTCCATAAACGTCAAATAGAGTTTTAACAATCCTTTCATATTACGAAAGCCGTCATAGCTGTTAATACAACTATTTAATACAAATTTAATCTGATTGACGTTCATTCTCGAAATGTCTTTTTTATATTCCTTTTCTAATGAAGACATTTTGGAAAAGCTGTAGGCATAGTTCTTTAGCAAAGCTTCTGAGCCTGTGTCCTCTACAATTTTATTCAAGAATTTGATTTTTGGTTTTGGATTAAAAAAATTTTGATTTGCATAATCTTCAAAACCATTATCAAATGTCCAATGATTTTGATTGTTAGACATACATAACACCCCTTTACACTCTCATTTATTATATCATATATCTTATACGCTGTCAACTTTACAATTGTCCATCGTCTAATTTGAAATTTTCCTAAAAAGATCTGTGTTATGTACGCCAGCCTGAAACGCCTTTATCACTATGGGCGTTGCGTACACCATAGCCGTAGCTATTTTGTCAAGCTGCTCGTCATTAAATGTACCGAGCTTTTTTAATATTTGCCACTTGTTAATAACCCATTTACTCTCAGCCTCTACGGTAGAATCACGTTTTAAGCCCTCGACCTCGGAGGCTTTGAAAGTAACATGAGTTGGAAGCTCTGAATTATTGCGCTTAGTTGTCAAGGGTAAAACCTCAACCATAGGACTTACTGCATTACCCACATTATTTGATACTATAACTGCGGGTCTCTTACCACCTTGCTGATGTCCAATATTATTTGATAAATCAACAAGCACTAAATCCCCAGTGTAGTATGCTTCATATTTTGACAATACAATTCTCCTTTCTATTAATATTATGTAATGTGAATAATACAAAAAAATTGATTACATACGCACCCCTGGAAGTAGACGTGCAATTATGTTCAACTTTTCTCTTGGTGTAAATTCAACAAACAACGCATTATCATCGTTTTCTTGGCAATTAAAAATATCGTCATATAGCGTATTGAAATACCAATCTTCAAGCTCGTTACCATAAAGTTCGAATTCAAATATGGTCTTGTCAATAACCAAATGACTACCCTTTACAGGGACGATAAACATCGCCCCCGTAATATCGTCGCAGTCACCATTAATTGTCTTATATAGCCCTTTAATCTCGCAATATCTTTTATAGTCCGATCTATCAAAATCTATTGTAAAAATAATAAAGGTATGATTATTATTCACAACGATTCTAACGTTATTTATATAAATTCCGTTAAGACTCATTTCCGTGTTCTTTATTTTCATTAATTCCCCTTCTTTTTTGCGGTTTCAAAGTAGTTGGAAAATTATAACCAACTATATACCCCTCTTTGTCAAAAATATAATCGTCAAGTTTAAACAGTGAACCACCGAATGACATCCAAGCATAACCCTCCTTGTTTAGCTGACGGCGAGCCTCTTCCTCTTTGTTCACGAGTTTGTAATCGTCAGGAAATGGGCTACCATCGTAGAATGTGTTGCTATGATGACACCAATCCAACAGCTCAAGTTGCCTGTCAAGGTTATAAGGCTTAGTTGGTTTCGGCGGAAGCTTTCTGGCAAGCTCGGCTTTTTCGTGAGCTTTTACAATGCCGTAAATTATCCAGCAACCTATAAGCATGAATAAATCAAACATCTGCGTTCACCTTATTTAAGGTTATATTCGCATTCATCAACTATATGCTGAAATAAATCACGCATAGTTTCAAGCTTTTCAAGCCCTTCACTCCACTTATCATACTTTGCCGAGCATTCACTCTCGGGTTCATTGTCCATATAAAGTTCGATTTGTTCCTCAAACTTTTCAACTACAGCTTGTGCTTCTTCCATTATGCTACTATAATTAATCATATCATTCTCTCCTTAATATCCTAGCCTATCTCTATCTCGTCTCGGTATATTATTATCTCTTTATAATACGTTTACATTTTTGACCTCCTTATCAACATCACAACATTAGCTTTAATCATATATTTACCCCTTTTTGCAAACAATACAGACAAAGTATATTCTAAACTTATATGGTTATTATAAGCTTAAAAGCCTTATTCTGTATGTAACTATACCACAAAATCAACTAAATTGCTACAGTTTTTTACATTTGTTCACTATTGTAAACACAACATATGTTGCAAAAGGGGGTTATTATCATGCGCATAATAATAAAAATATATGATATAAGAACTCAAAGAGGATATACGCTTCGTAAACTTGAAAAGAAGTCGGGGGTTTCATTTTCTGCTATCAATCTTATCGAGAATGGGCAACGCTCGCCAACCTTAGAAACTCTTCGACTTATTGCTGAGGCGCTTAGTGTATCAGTAAAAGACCTCTTTGATGAAGAAGAATAACGGTTTATTTTTCTTCTTATATATATTATATCACATTTTTATATAAAAGTTATTATGGCTCAAAGTCAAGTGGAACACCATATTTCTTATTAGCGATTAGCTTTATTTTATATTTATCTGCAAGTCTTTTTGCTTCCATATCTTCACGCTCTTTCTGCAAACGGCGTTCTTTCTTACGCTTTATATTTTTAGCCTGTTCTTTCAGCCTTCTCGCTTTTTCTTCTGTTTTTGCTTTTTGCTTTGGAAGTTTGTTTATCCAATAATCTGCCTCATTATTTACTTTGTTACAATTACCCATGGCGTATTTGGCTATGGCTGTATAGAAGCCCGTATACTGATTGGCTTCTTCTATAGGGCATGATACCGTTACTTTATCACCATTAGCAAAAGTAATTGCAGTTTCCATTGCATCGTAACGTGTGTTATTACTCTTATTGATTGCCTGCACTTTAGTATAAGAATAATCGCTAATCTTTGGCATACAGAATGTTGCACGGTATGGAGTATACAATTCTTCCGTCTTTTGGAGCGTATTTATCGAATTAACTGTTGGGCACATCGCATTTATCCACCTCACGTATGCACTTATTGTCGCATCATCATGCCATTTCTCGCTTGTTAGATATTCCATTTTATCAACCTCAGTCTTTCTTCCATTTTTCTTTGTAATCTTCACGACTCATATTTCCGACCAAAATACTGCACAAATCATTTAGCTTATCACAGGTGTCATAATATTTACTAACATCTATGTATAACAATCTTGCCCGAATGACCTGTAACGCAACGATAAGTTCACCCACTCCTTTCATATTAGCCGACGGAGTATTAATGATTTCATTCTCGAAATACTTTACTAACTTCAACTATACCACCTCACTTATGATTTAATTTGTACAGCCAGTTTTTAAACCATCTTTTGAAACGATACCACAATTTTATCAGCCTCCCTGTTTCATCATATATGTCAATGATTTCAACGTCATATAATAACCTGTTGTGATCTGGCTCACGACCTGCATTAAGAATATCATCTATGCCCTCGAACCACATAAAGACTTACCTCCTTGTATCTTGCACTGTTTTAAATATTCAATCGTATTGAATAGAGCTTCAGTCATATCTGCTGTAAAACTTAATGGTGCATCTTCATCGTAAGTCCTTTCACAGCCCTCAAAACTGCCATCAGAATAGATAGTTATAAATTGGTTTCCATCCCGATCAAACACTGCGTCTGTTGCTATGTTGATACAATTGTCACTAGAGCGATCGATATAAAAGAAACCTGCGTCATGCCACATTTTTTTTATTTCTAAATCTGTCATATTCAAACAAATACCTCCATAATTTTGCCAACTATAAGATATAGATAAGGCTATATATCAGAATATTTTTTTAATAATTCTTCAACCTTGTCACCATATTCCCAAGAGTAAAACCTAGTGTCATTGCGACATGGAAGTAAATAGCTTGTAGCACCACTACAAGAATTACAGTAATCTTTATTATCGTCACGATGACAACAGGTTTCACAGCCGTCAAAGCCATTAACTATCACATCGAAAGCAGATTTCGCAATCTTTAATAACAGTATCTTTTCAGCATCCATTATTTATCCTCCAAAATATAACCACCATTTAGCTACATTGGCGTCTATTTGTTTTTCTTTAAGATTTATAATCTTTTTATTATTTTCTTGATACACGGCAATCTGCTTTTTTACAAGCTCATCGGATTTTAATTCTGGATACAGGCTTACCAATGTAATAGAACTTTCTGGAGCCGTCATGGCATATGTATCACTTTCATATTCCATATATTGTTTCACAACAACATCAATTTGCTCCTCTATTTTACTATTTTGTTCCTCGTACATTGCAATTTTATCTTTCACAAACTTTGCATCTATAACAGAATGCAAGAAGTAAAACAAAGCTCCAATGCAAATCAAAAAGCCAATTCCAAATACCACAATGCTACAAAAACAAATTTCGTCATCACATATATCATAAGTGACTAATAGAACTGATACTACAACTACGATAATACAAATTCCCAGCAAAACAAGAATCATAATCCATCCCTCCATTTTCAAGAAGCAGGCGAACATTTAGCATTCAAAATTTCTCTTGCGAGTCACATGGTAATACCATTTGCAATCTTGCCAAAATCTGAAATGCTATCCACAGTTGCTTTTTCTTCTTTGAGACAATCTTCATAAACCGCTTTTGTTAAATGCTTTGCAACGATAGGCATATCTTTGCCATCCCAATCTATTGACATCAATCAGCTGTCATTTTTTTATAATTATCTTGCCCTATTAATTCTCTGTCGGGCTACTGTAATAATATAATCAAAAGACGGCGTTGGTTTGAGTTTAAACTCATTTTTCTTATGAAGATTATCTATCTTCGACTTGATTTCTGCCTTGGGAAGAACCCCATATCGTATATATTTATCCAAAGTATCGTAACTAAATCCAAGGTTATCTTCATCCGTCTTCCCACACAAACCATCAGAAGGAGTTTTCTCAATAAATTTCTCAGGTAAACCAAGAAAGCGACCTATTGATTTTACTTCTTGCACTGTAAACTTCGCAAGCGGTGCCATGTCCCCTGCTCCATCGCCATACCTTGTGGCATAACCAATATAATCCTCAGAATAATTGCAAGTATTAATAACACGCCCACCGACTGTCTGCGATACAGCATAAAGTGTAGCCATACGCAAACGTGCTGGCAGATTTATTGTTGTTTGTTCACTAAGGGTAGTCTCAAGGGCGTCACTGATTTTTGCTATAGCAGTATCATAAACTGATTCAATATTTATTGTTACATTATTAATACCGAGAAACTCGCAGAGTTCATTAGCATAGTTGATATCTGCCTGTTCTCCGTTTGGCATAAGCACGCCGAACACTCTTCCTTTACCAAGTGCTTTAACGCAGAGTGCTGCGACAACAGATGAGTCTTTTCCACCAGATATTCCAATAACGGCTTTGCAACCATTTCCATTGTTCTCAAACCAATCTCTAATCCATTCAACACACATCTCCGCTGCTATGTGAGAATTAAAATCCAGATTATAATTATCGTCATTATAACTCATAAAAACACCTCGCTTAGATTAGAAATTATTATTGTGGAGTCTGTTGCGGATATTAGCAAGTGAGTCATCAATAAGTAATTCGCTGTTTCTGAATATTGCCTTTAACTCTTGTTTACTATTGCAGGAAGCTTCTTTCCAAGTATATTCGTCCTTATAACAGAGCTCGCCGTTATCGTCTTTATAAACAAGACAACAACCCTTTTGCGATTTCTTAAATCCGCCCTCTTTAGGATTTTTGAATATAGGATATGGCTTATGATCGATTTCACAGTATGTTGCCTTAATACAAGAACTAAAGGTATCTCTTGTAAATGGTTTAAGTATTCCATCTTCTTCTACGCACTGAAATGAAAATGAGCCAACGCCAAGTGCAACATTGCTAGCCGCAAAGCCGTTATCCTTTAAAATTTCATATATCCTTTCACAACGCTGGATAGTAATTGAGTCACCATAAATAACCTTTACATGAGGGTCAAGAACTTTGTATCCCTTACTATTAATTGTGCCACCAAATTCATCCCAAAGTTTAAACACTGTTTTAGTTACAACTTCTATGCAATCACCTGAATCGCCACGCATAAGCATGCAACCATTGTGCGCCATAATCTCTGGTTTTATTTGTGGCAAAACGTTATCAATGACATTCCAATAATCATATGAATCAAGGACAGCAGAAAAACTTGTATCAGGATAAATCTCGGTCAATAATCTTTTAAGCAACGTAACTTCGTCACCATCAACCGCATAATTTGAACACATAACTGCATGTTCGGTAGAGGGCGAACCAAATGCTACGGGCTCTTTGGTACAATCGCAATTATAAAGCTTTTCAAGATATGGTATGACAGGGACTGTTGCTGTATTTACAAAACTCAGACACCAACCAGCCGCCGCTTTAATAGCAGAATCCGTACATTCTTCACCTCTAAAGTCAAAAGAACCTAGAGCTTTGTTTCGTGACACACTATCATCACAGGTTTCATCGTAGAACTTATTTACGATATCACGATAAGTTGCACCCACCGTTGCGGCAAGCATTGGATGCCAAGCCTCGGCTGATATAAGCGATTCAAGAGCCTGCGGTAGCCATGCAAAATCGTCATGCGTATTAGTTATGCAAAACATCGGAACGTGCATTGGAACCTTTGTTCCTTCTGGTAATGCCCATATCTCAATTGGGAGATAGCCAAGGGCATGCAGGTCTTTTATTTTCTGCAAGCCATATACGCCCTTACCAAGTGAAGCATCCATAATACGCTCATATTCCGAAATGACTTCGTCTATAGGGCGTTCAAAAAATCTTTCATTAAAGTAATCTATCAAATAGGTTTTTACAAAGCCCTGAAGTCCGAACATCACGACTTTGTTCCACATCCTTACACGACTCATTCGTGGCGTAAAATATGAAACGGATTTTGTTATCTTAGTCGGCAACATCTCAGCATGAACCGCTTTATAAAAATCAATAAGTAGCATTGGGTTTATATTATATAACATAACTTGTCACCTCCAAATTAAAACATATCGAAAATCTCAATTTTGTCTGCGTTTACTTCAAGTCCATCGGCACCAATCTTCTTGCGGTAAATACTATTGGTAGAGAAAACCTTTTTGATAAGCCCGCTCTTAATCATGTCGCCGTCGTGTACCGAATTTTCAAGATGTGAAACGTATAAATAAATGTCGCCAACACCATACTCTTTTAGAGCTTTTGCACTATAATAGAAAGTTCCGCCCCTAGAACAAATATCATCAACAATTAATACGTTTCTACCTTTTAATGTGTCTGTATTACCCATGATGCTTAATCCATTAATGGTTCCAGTTTTCCAATCCCTATTTTTCATACCGAATACATAAGGCACTTCAAGAATACTAGATATGAATGAATAACGTTTCATTGCGCCTTCGTCTGGGAAAAATAAAATAAGATCTTTCCTAGAAATCTTTTCGTCAATAATATTATCCCTCAAAATGCCAGCCGGTGAAGAATCTCTGATATTGTTTATTAGAGCCGCTCCAACGTTTGAATGAATGTCAAGTGTAAATACTTTTCTAAACTCCATATTATTGATTAGATTTGCAAATGTTTTGAGCGTAAACATTTCAAACGCTTTTTGTGTACGATCCATGCGAGCATTAGGAACATATGGCATATTCAGATTAATGTTACAAAAGCCCTTGCTCTTTAACCAATCGACACAGCAAGCTAACTGAAATATCTCCGAATCATTGTCGTAAAGCCAAGTTATGTCTATAGGTGCTGAAACCCCATATCCAATGAGTTCCGCAATGCTATAGGTCAGTTTACACGTTCCATCAGGAAATTTAATAATATTAATTGGTTTAGAATCAATAGAAATCATAGAATCCTCCTGTTATATAATGTTAATTTGACAACTTTTTGCTACCGTTAAAGCCGCCTGCTTCGCTTCGGGTGTTGTGCCTGCTGTAGCATTTTCGATTATATTAATCTTCATTTCGGGAAACCGTGTTTTTAGAATTAAGGCATTTGTAATCACGCAGATATCAGTGCAAAGTCCAACCAAATCGACTTCGTCGTAGTTATCCTCAACTAACTTAGTGGCAATATTAAATGTACCAAATGTCGGCTTATTAATAACATCACATGGTATATTGCTTTCAATAGAAGCGACAGCTATATCATCATGTATTTTCCAACCATTGGTGCCTCTTATACAATGTTCGATAGGTAAATTTTTGCCCTCCTGTGTATCAAGATAATCTTTGCTATGGGTGTCTCGTGTAAAAAATATCGCCGCATAGTCGGAACTTTGTATAAGCTTTGCAACATTTGGAACAATAGCTTGGGCTTCCCTAGTTCCCAAACTGCCATTAATAAAATCATTCTGCATATCAATAACTATTAATGCTTTTTTCATATGTAAACCTCTTTTCTCATTCACTTCATATAATATAAAATAAGTCCATCTAGGTGCTTACAAGGGTTTTCTTCTTGCCTTTAGCGGTACATTCGATCTTATATAGTTTTATCATTTTTTTATTTCTCCTAAAAAAATCAAGCATTGTTATCTGCTAAATAGCCTTCCACATCAAAATGAACACCGTCGCCATTACAAATCAAATACTCACTAAACCTAGGATCTATGTCATAATTATTCAATGTAGTTCTGTCACACTTTTTAAAATATGTTCCTTCCACATCAAACTCTGAATTGGCTCTATCTGTATAACCATATGTATCAAATCCAATACATAATACACTTATATCATTGGTATACCAATTACCTCGATATAAAAGTAAATCGTTTACAACACATAAGCAATGCTCGTTAGTAACTCCATAAGGAGCTCCCGATTTTCCAATAATAACGTCACCAATTTTAAATGGAAATTTATCGCCATCATCGCAGTCACAGGACTCAAATATATCGACCCATCTATCAGCCAAATAACCATAACAAGTGCCAAATACATCATAACAAAACTGTTCTTTCAATCTTTTATATTTCAAAACATCGTCAAAATCTATTATATATTTACGATGCTCAAAATGATCAATATGCTGGTCGTAGAACTCGCAAAGCAAATCTTTATGTCTTCTAAGTTTCATCCACATTGTCAATACCTCTTAACTTACTCGGTTCTTCAAACAAATCTTTATGCCATCTTTTATCTGTAATCAAGTGTTTTGAACATTGGTTTTCTGCGGAAAGCTTCCAATAACCAGAAAACGTACTATCATGTATTTTCACAATTTTACCACATAAAATATCCATGTCTCCACCTAAAATGCCATAGTCATTCAGATTACGTATATAATCATCTGTATTTCCGTATTCATAGTCATCGTCATATATGTCTGAGTCAAAACTATATTCACAACATAAATCCTTAAATCTCCTAATGCGAACTTTGTCACCACTATTTAATATCATGATATCACCTACTCATTCTCTGTAAGATATTCAGATTTATTAATATTTGAACTCCAAATAACTATTTCTTGATTTTCAGCAGTGTTGCCTGTTAATGAATTTATAGAGGTTAGCCATTCCCCATTAAATAGGTTTTTCACGCCAGCTCCAATCTTAATCAAAGACAGGTTTGATCCATACCTGTTGCAAGCATTGCGGAAGTTCATATAATCAGGATAATTAAGATAATGCTCGCCGCTTATTACAAGACCTGACTCTTTTTTAACTGGCGTATCTGAAATATCTATACCAACTTCAGAAAGTATCGAATTGAAACTTGCATTTACCGATTCATCTGTATAAATATTGCATGCAGGATACATTCTTGACTGAACATATTCTGTATGATCCTTATTTATCATAAATAACTGCCTAAATATTTTATCGTTCTTATAGTAATCATTGTCAGAACAATTTTTATCAAGCCCATATGTAATAACGGTTACATCATCATTTGCATATGATAAACATCCAGCGTGCCAACCACCACGATTTTTAAAACTGTGACACGATGACCAACTGTTGCCATGTGACATTGTAACAAAATCACATATATTTAGTGATACTACAAATTTAACCTGTAGAGGCCTTAAAGCCATGGCATCAAAACATTTTGCCGAGGCTTTGTTATACTCCGTCCTATCGGCTAATTTGAATTTTTTCATAATTGCATTTATATTTCTACTAGCCTTTGCATTGACATTCATATCATCGTCATTTAAGCCGATTCTATTTAAGTATTCTTTTATATTTCTATATGAGGATTCAACAAAACGAATACAATTGTCAACCGATTTGTAACTATACGAACTTGAAACTATATCTGCTATGTAATCATATACTGACAAGGTTTGACGTGAAAATACAGGTGATTCCGCAGACATTGTTTGGAATAATTCGCGAGCCGCAAACGCAACTACGTTATTATCTACATTACGATTGATTGGCAAGTCAATGGCAATACATTTTTCTTTATCATTCCACTGCGGATGTTCTCTAAACAATGCAATTAAATCCTTTTTGGCTTCATACCAAGTTTTAAATTCGTTATAAATGTATTTATCTTTTGCCTGAGGATAATAGGTCTTTATTAATTTGTAGAAACAATCATAATTATACTTAAGATTGGAGTCCATCCAATCGGCGTTTTCTTCAATTGGTTCTTCAACAAATTTATAAGCTTTAAATGAGAGACTGCCATCAGAATAAATATACGGACGCCTTTTAAGTACACCGTCCTGATAATATGAAAAAGACTTTCTGCCAGATCCATATACAACAACTTTTTTATTTGTTCTACTAAGAATAACTGCGTCACCTGGAAGAAGTAACCTTGTATGCTGACCAGTAATGAAAACATATTTGTCCCCTAATATCTCATGCCCAAATACTTCTGCATCATACCATCGTCGAGCTACTATTTGTTTAGTTGCATCAATGATAAGTGGTTTTTTAAAGTTTCCAATAAGTTTTGATTCACCAACTGTTACATATTCATCATTTTCATTTTTTTCAATATCATAGCCATAAACACGTCCACAAAGTCTTATATACATTTTTTATACTTCCTTTCGGTATTATTTACCGCATAGCATATACGGCATTGGCGGATTAAACCGCCCTGCTCGCCTTGATTTTATCATTGGCAATTTTAAATATTTTGAGGTAATATTCCAACCTTGCTTTTTTAATTTCATTATCGCCACACCATCGCATCTGCTTTTCAAGCTCAATTATTAATTGAGGTATCGTGTAATTATCTTTTATAGTATTACAGTCGTGGCAGCATACAACTAAATTACTGACCTCGTCTTTGCCACCTTTTGATACAGGTATGATATGGTCAAGCGTTTTATCTGATTTGATATACTTCCCACAATAAAAGCAGAAATCAGAATCTACCTCTTTGCGTACTTGTTCTGTGTAGTTTCGCATATAATAAAAAAAAAGAGGGCGACTAACGCCGCCCTCGTACATGTTGTTATCTAATGCCTCTGCTGTCGATTTCATGATTGATGAATTTCTGCAAATCATCATATGTCATAGCGGCAATAGTATCATCGAGACCATACTCATCGTCACATGTTGACACTGGGTAAATCTTGTTTGCCTCGCAGATCATCTGATCAACATTGCAATAATCGTCGCCATACTTTGTAGGATTGTCAACCGCAGTTCTATAAACCTCTACAATATCATAGTCGCTATTTGACACATGCTCCAGGGTGTCATTGTCAAACTTGGAAAGCCATGTAAAGCTGTTATTAGCTGTATGATATCTAACAATATCGCCGAACTCTGCGCCCTTAAATACTGTAGACCTCTTGCCGTTTCTATGAACAAGCATATCACCTGTTTTAAGGGAGTCGATTGTTATATCGTCGCCGTTAGCCTCGGCTGTAGCTCTGTCGTAAACAACTGTACCGTACTCCAGCATCTTAAGTGGATTAAAAACAAGGTCGCCAATCTTATTGCTTGCAACGCCTATAGCACGATAAACCTTAACAATTGTCAGTCCATCTGCTCTCTTGTTTGTCATATCTGAATTGTAGTTTACGCCGAGTCTTGAGAATGAATTAAACTCAGTATGGAAGCGAAGCACATCTTCTCTAGCTGTGCCCTTCATAACTGTTGCCATCTTACCGTTTGCACATATAACGAGGTCGCCTGTCTTAAGATTAGAAATTGTAAATGTCATAAAAATATCTCCTTTTAAATGTTTTAATATTAGTGTCATTTGAATTGATATGTAGCGCTTTTTATTCTGGTGGACTACGACCATGAATAATCATGTTTATCACCCCCCCCGTTCGTCGTTAGACTTATTTACATATCGCAACAGAAATTTCACTTTCTGGTTTGAAAGTTTCACAATCTGTCTCGTCGTTTGCTTCTCCCGGATACATTGCGTCGAGGAGTATCATCATAAAATCATCACTAAGATTTGTGCAATATGTCATATCATAAATTGACAAATTTATTATATAGTCATTTATTTTTTCTATATTTTCATAAAACGCCCAAGGCATTTCCATTGAATCCTCTTCGCGATAACTTATTAGATCGCCTTTATCATCAACCAGTTTATACTGTTCTTGTAAAGGATAATATATAGCTGTATCTTCATCAAGGCCATATATTGTGCCGTCTTTATCAATCACATATTCATCCAGTGATTCAGTTGGCTTACTATCTGGCTCATTAAAGTTCTTTAAATAAACCTTGCTGTTTGGCACGCAAAGTTTCTTGTTAAAAATGCTATTATAAAGATCTAAGCCTAGCTGCGGTTCTTCGTCATAGAAATCGCTGACTGAATTTTTTGCTTTGCCGCCGCCATAATAATCCTCAATTTTAAACTGTCCATCTTTGTCATCGTCTTTTTTGCTTTTAAAGCTACTACTGGCACCATAAAAATCGCCGCCGTAATATCGTCCATAAAGGCTTGAATAATCATACTTGATTTTGACCTTTTCAATATATTCATATCTTGGTGTGTCAGTATTGATAAGTACCATTGCACGCTTGATATTATTCTCAACCTCTTCAAGATTAATATATTCATGCTGGGTATGAGGCGAATAGTATCCGCTCGACAGATTGACAGCCGCAACCTTTAAATGCGGCGCAACGTGGCTTATATCACTGCAACTACCCCATGCACTTTTGAAACCAACATCTGGATTTGTAATAAATTTTTCAAATTCATCATTATCACAATCGTAAAACACGGCGTCGTTTCCGCTTTTTCTGTCAAACTCAATAATATAATTGAGTTTTTCTGGTACATATGAGGATTTGCAAAATTTTCTGGCTCCAACGCAACCAATTTCTTCGTCCTCGGTGAAGATTACTGAACAATGAACGTCTTTGACAATTTGTAATATCATATAGATGCCACAACGGTCATCGCCGCCGATACCCTGTGGTGACATTATATACTTGCCGTCTTCAGAAACGCACACAATTGTACAGTTATCATGATGTACGGTATCCATGTGTGCCATTAGCAACACTGGATGCGTACCCTCTGCATATATGTAGCCGTCTTCATTTACAGGCGAATAACCTAAATTTTGAAGTTCTACAAAAAGCCTTTCTTTAAGCTTATCCTGTGGTAGTTTGCAAATCTCAATAATATTCATATTAGTCCACCTCTTTTATTCCATCAATATCAACTATACATACATACTTGTCGTCAACATTAAGTGCACATAGCGTATGTTCAGCACCATCGTACATCCACTTAAAAGTTTTTATTATTGTTCCAAAAATATTAAGATCATAGTAGCATTCACAAGCTTTTCTATCAAAAAGCTGTAATGTTGGAAACATCTCTTTTGCACTAAGAAAACGTATAAAAATTAAACCCTTTTTTGAAACAAAAACTTTTTTGCCAGCAATAAGTTTCTTTTCACGGCAATCTTTACACAATCCGTCAACTAACGAATTGTTACCATAAAACGCTTGATGACAACAATTACATTTATGAACACGATGCGGGGCATATAAAACATCATGTTCTTCGTCGTAACCCGCATAATTATCTACTTCTCTTACATAAAAATACTCATTGGTAATATCGTCAATAAAAAATGCCTCCTGTGTGCTCCAATCTTCCCCCTCATCACAATCGTCGCATATCATATTTCCTGAATTGCAAAGTTCATCGCCGCATTTCAAACACCAAGAACTATGCCCAATTGTAATATCATCGCCATCCCATATACTATCAAAAGCGTACAGATTAGTATTGTATTGCTCATAATTATAGTCTGGATAATGCAATGAGTTTTCCGCCGTGCAGATATGACTATGATCCACTTTTCTATACTCGTTTTTTATACCAAGACAATTGGATATTGCTTGCGAAACAAAATATGTATAAGTTGCGTCACGCTGAGGTAACTTATAATTTGGATAGTTACGAGATTGCAATAGAAGCCCGTTCTGATAACAATAAATCTGTCTTGTCAGCTTGTTGTTTTCCCATGGCTCGCCTACATATTGGTTTGACAAAGTATAAAAAATCATGCTCGAAGAATCCATTATATAAGACTGCGTTCCTGCATGATAACAACCGTGGTGCCCTACATGGTGACATGAATCCCATCCCTCACCATATGACATTTTTAGGAAGTCGCATGGATTTACTGAGAGTATTGCCACCTGCGTGTTTTTTAATGGGTTTACGGCATCGGCAATCACCGCAAAATCGTGATTGTAGTTTGGGTATTTATCAAGTCCCATATCTACAAAAATCTTGTTAAGTTCACGAGAATACTTGGCCCCAACGGTCATATGTACGCCAACCGCCTCATACCTTTCTTTTATCTCCTTAGTAACAAACTGCTGTGGTTGGGTACACTGCACACCATCCCACATTATGTCTAATTGTTTGTCTGTCAGATACATACCGTTTTCACGGCAATTATGGTAAAATTCTTTACAAGCTTTAAGAAAGTCGTTGCCGTCCTTTACACGAGTTTCTTCTACCTCACCTTTAATGCAAAGATTTTTTTCATCCCAATTAGGATGTTTCCTCAATATAGAAAGCAGTTCTGCTTTGTTTGTAAAGAATTCATTAACGATATCGACAATAACGTCTTTATTATACTCGTAGCTTGCATCGTCAAGAATACTGCACATATTATTTACAATATCCATGCGTTCACAAGAACCCTGTGGTTCTTCTTCACGAGGCTTCATTGGAGCAAAAAACGTAAGCTCATCAGCTTCAGGTGAAATATAATGATATAAAGCCGATTCACCATTATTTTTTTCATATGTAAATGTTGCCGTAGAATCAATAACGTGTTTGGCTATTTTACATACCTTAACTTTTCTGCCGTTCTTACGCAGAACGATAGTGTCACCAATCTCAAAGAGGTTTTCACTAAGTTCACTGCGGTTATAGATTTCTCCCGACATCATATAAACTTCGTCGCCTGCTATCTTCCTTATTCTGCCGATATACTCTCCACAACGAACAAGCTCAAATCTTCTTAATGTTTTAATTTTTTCTTCCGTCATTTTAAGACACTCCTTTTTTTATTTACCCATTAGAGGCATTACAAATTTAATAAATGTTATAGGATTAACATTTTGTCTTTCACATTCAGATATGATATCTTCCATGTGCGTTGTTTTTGGTCTACATTTCGCTATTCGTTTCA